AAAACTGATTGGACCATCCACATCAATAAGTGCTGCCATTCCGTAATTGCAGCTCTCATCAAGGAAGGATTCATCCTTCACATGGGTGAGCAGGGCATCTCTGTGGACTATATTGGATAGGAGGGCAAGGCTATGGGATACATGGATGAGAAATATCCGATGTGGTTTATCTATGACTACTATGTGTGTGCAGGCAGACCTAAGGCCGAAGATGCAGTGATGAGGTATGCACAGGAAAAGTACCTGTACAATCTTGTTAGTGAGGCTGCTCTCGAAGATATTCAGATGGATCTGGAGAGATACTGCATGAAGATTCGGGAGGAGAATAAGAGGCTTGCACCGGTGAAGATCTATGTCACCGAGAAGAGGCAGAGGAAGGATGGCCTTGCCTGGCTCTACATCGGAGCACAGAATCTTCGCATCCGGAGAGTGGTGAATACTATTGACTACTAATCTGGGCAGCTATGGCTTATGCAGGTAAATTCCTCTCCAGCCTCAAGATGGGCGAGAGATTCACAATGCCTTCATCACCTTTCCCAGAGGTGATCTACATCAGAGGCCGGAAGAAGAATGGGTGTGACTATTACACCATCCATTGGGAATGGGAGGGAGAGAAGAAGAGTGCAGTGATGGCCGGATGGAGATATTGCAAGCTAGTATCGGCAGAGGTATAGGATTAATGGATTAAGAATCGGCAATGCAGGCCTCATCTGCCGGAGGCCTGCTTACCACAAAGCTCTATGATTGAAGGTGCCAGCATATTGGTCATTGAGACTCTCAAGAGGAGGCTCCATGAGCTGGAGAAGGACCTTACAGTGGGCAATTACTTTGACCGTATCGATGAGATAAACCGAATCAAGCAACAACTAAACACTTATAGCCATGACAATTATTAAGATTCTCTGCATCCTGGTGGCCATCCTCATTCTGGCTGGCTTTGTACTCTTTGCAGGCTTTGTCTGCTTCCTGATCCTGGAGAAGTATGGTGAGCTGGATGATGATGACATCTACCATGATGACATTCAGGACTGATTTCGGCCAGATGGATGTGGAGAGATCCGGTGAGGGCATGTACCTGGCCACTCTCCCTCCCTATGGCCATGAGCTCTATGTAGTGGCCTTCACCTATGAAGATGCAGTCAGGAAGGCCTGCGAGTTTTGGTATCACAGAAGGACTAAAAAACTAGAAAGAATATGACACAGAAAATTGAAAGAGTGGCTGGATGGTTTCTCATTCTCATAGCTCTGGCCACCATGTATCTCACCATCTGGGACTTCGACTGGAAGTGTGAGGGACTCTCATTTGTATTCATGCTTGTGTATCTCTTCTCCGGAGTGATGGGTGTGACTCTGCTCCTGGATGCTGGCCACAATCTGCCGGAGGAATTCTACCGAGAGGAGGCCTAGCCATGTGCACTGTCAAGGAATTCGGCCAGATGGTCATCGATATGAGAAGGTGGCAGAATGACTACTTCCGTACCAGGAGCAATTATGCTTTCACAAATGCAAGAGCTCTGGAAAGGAAGGTGGATGCTGTCCTTGAGGCCACTGATTTCTCATACTTCGAGAAGCAGCAGGCCTTCATTGACCGTCTGGTGGACCTTTCCGGCTCCTTGATGCTTGCCTTCTCAGAGCTCCGGAGACAGGATGGCGGTCTCTTTGCCGAGAAGGCCTCTCCGGAGGCCACTGAGGCACTTGAGCACTCCGATGTGACTATTTCATCATTGCAGCAATTAATCGACTTCCACAACAAAAATAGAAGGTAGTATGGTAATGACTCCACTTCCACCACCGAGGACTCCAGAAGAAGCAAAGAAGCTGACCGAATATCTCCTCTGGCAACTGAAATTTTACCGAATCATGGGGAGAATCCTTACTGCAGCCAGCATCCTTCTCGCAATCACAGCTATCATTTGGACTATTAAACTCATCAAATAATGACCATTGAAATCACTCCGGAAGAGCACATCCAGATACTGAAGGCTCTCCACTCCAAGAAGCTGCTCTTGGGCAAGAAAATCAGATGGGGCAGCAAGAAGGCCAGCTCCTTCAAGCAGCAGGCAGGGTGCCTGAAAATGTACACATATCCTGCCCCCCCCCTACCGGAATTCTATGACCTGCAGCAGCATTCCGACACTTATGAGGCCATAAACGAGAAGAGGGCCTCAAGAATTGAAACAATCACCAATCTCATCAATAAACTAGAAAAGTATGGAGAATGAATTCGACTTCCGGTCTATCAAGACCATCAATGATGCCTGTGAGAAAACAGGCACCGATTTCGAGGCCTTCATGGCCATGATCGAGCCACTGCCGGAGCACATCCAGGCACTCTGTGCTCTCACCATTATCATCAAAGCTATCAATGATGGGTGGCAGAATCCCTTGGATGGAGACACATGGGTGTACTTCCCTTGGGTATGGGTATATGATGATGAGGGCCGAGACAGGATTGAGAAAGAGGAGCCTGCAAGAATGGACCTTATCCGATTCACCAGGCCGGATGGATCCTGCGGTCTCGCCTCTGCGGCCTCGAGTGACGCCTGGTCGTACTCGTCTGCGACTGTCGGCTCTCGCCTTGCCTGTAAAACGAGAGAGCTTGCTCTCTATGTGGCCACTGAATTCAAGGGCCTGCTTGCCTCCTGGTTACTGCCTATGGATGACTGCAGGATCATTGAAAGATACTGCCGATGATAGACAATTTCTTCTTCCGGAGTGCAGTCAGCTTGGCTCCACTCCGGAGGCTTCAAGAGAAGCTGGAGAAGCCTAGGCCGGTGGCCAAGACCTTTGTGGTATTCAAGACTGGAAACAAGACAAAAGTAATTTTGAAATGAGGACAATCAATTATTTCTATAAGCTCGATGCAGAGAAGAGCAGACTCATCATGGCTGCTATTGTGGCCGAGTGTGAGGTCTCTCCCTCTACTGCCTACAAGTGGATGGAGGGCACCAGAAAGCCTGGGGCCCAGGACCAGAAATTCATCCAGAGACAGGTCAAGAAGCACTTCAATGTGACTGTACCGAGAAAGGAGCTCTTTGCCTAGCTATGTATGCAGATATAGACAAGAATGGGCGAGTCTCCATCTTTGAGCTCACCGAGAGTGAGGTAGAATCTCTCTTGGAGGGCCTCAAGCACTACAAAGATTATTGCAACACTGCGACATCACTATTCTGTGACAGGGAAGATCTGTATTGGGATGGCCAGGTGATGGCAAAATTAATAGGACAGATAGAAAGTGTGATTCAGGAGGAGGAAAAATGAATCAAGACTACACAATAACAAAAGAGGATATCTGGCAGGCTACCGAAAATGGTAAGACTGTCATCATCGATATCTATCCACAATCGGAGGCATGCTTTGCCTCCGGTGGCCGGAAGGGATTCAAGATCAGGCCGGATGATAAGAATCCTTCCTGTGCCGTATTCACAAATAAGGAAGGCATCTGGATGGTCCAGGATAAGGGTGGCTCCGACAATCAGGCCAGGACTGCCATCCAGCTTGTGATGAAGGAATACAATCTCACCTTTGGCCAGGCCATGACCTGGATTGCAGAGCACTATGCTCCCCAGCTCCTGGATCAGAGGAAGGACTACAGGCCGGTGAAGCCGGAGGCCACCAAAGAATTCGTGGCAGCTCAGGATGAGGCCACCATCGAGATCCGGCCTTCTGGCAAGTTCACTGCTGCCGAGCTGGACCTGCTGGGATTCGAGATTACACAGGAGCTGTGTGATTCCTTCGGCCTCAAGCCACTGGACTCCTATACCAGAGCTGCCGATGGCCACAAGAATAGTGTGAGGTACTCTTCCAATGAGCACTTCCCGATGTACTACTTCGACTATGGCACATCCGGCAAGAAGGAAGAGGATGCCAAGCCTTGGGGAAAGATCTACCAGCCTCTGGGAGACCTTCGATTCATGTATCATGGCTCCAAGCCGGAGAATTTCTTCTTTGGGGACCTTGAATTCATCGATGAATACCACAAGGCCAAGGCCAATCCCGAATACAAGCGGAAGGTGGTGGAGATGGATGATGAGGGAGAGCCGGTGGAGAAGGAGACCAAGTGGGAGAATCTCATCATCTGCTCAGGGCCTTCTGATGCCATGAATGTGAGGAATGCTTCCAAGGCCTTCCTCCATCCGGATCATCCCACCGAGAAGAAGAATGACTACCATGTGTGCTGGCTCAATTCCGAGACTGCAGATCTCACCGAATACGAATTCTCCATTCTCCAGAGATTGGCCAAGAATATCTACATCCTCTATGACCTGGATGAGACCGGCATTGCCAATATGTACAAGATTGCTCTCCGGTACCTGGATATCCGGATCATCCAGCTTCCCTCCGAGCTGACCAGATTCAGGGACCGGAAGGGCAAGCCTTGCAAGGATGCCAAGGACTTCTTCCTCAAGTTCCGGAGGCCGGAGAATCAGAGGCCTTTCCGGCTCTTTGATGACCTGGTAAAGCTGGCAGGCTCCCTTCGCTTCTGGGAGGAGAAATACACCAAGACCGGCAGGGTGTATGATATCAACAATGAGCAGCTCTATGCCTTCCTCCAGGCATCAGGCTACTACCGGATTGCCACTTCCACCAATGCCAAGGGATACACCTTCTGCTTCATCAAGGACAATGTGGTGACTCTCATTGATGAGAATGCCATATCTGCCCATTGCTCCGGATATCTGCTGGAATACATCAAGACTCATCCGAAATACTACAATCAGCAACTGGCCAATACTGTCCACAGGTCCAATCAGATCCGGCTCTCCTCCCTGGAGAGGCTGGCCATCATCGAGCCTGACTTCAAGAGCTGGGGTGAGAGCTGTGACCACTTCTTCTTCCAGAATGGCATTTTCCGAGTCTCCAAGGATGGTATCCAGGCTGTCAAGCCTGCTGACTG